AAGAATTTTAGGAGGGACAGGGCTGACAGATGAAAAAGGCTTTGTGGGTTCGGTAGAAATTCAGTTCCAGTTAGCAAAAGACAGATTTGAGAGTGACAAGCTTTTTTTACAAAACCTTATCAATCAGCAGTTAATTCCAAGACTGATAAAACTTTCTCCTGTGTATGCTCCCTTGCAAAATCATTATTTTGAATGGGACAATGCAGAAGTGTTTGATTCAGCAAAATTAGCTGATTTGGTAACCAAATTTGGTCAGCATTTTTATATCGACCCTGAATACATCCAGCAAAAAACAGGCATTCCCATTTTAGGCATTAAAGAAAATACCAATGAAACACCGATTAAATCCGAATAAGTTTTTATACCTGCGTTCTTTCTTCCGCAGGCTGGAGGCTTCTTATCATGATTTGTGCTGTGATGCAGAACCCTCTGCGCTTGACCTTTCTGATTATACTAAGCTCATAGAGGAGTTAAGTACAAAGATACAAAACAAGGAACTCAGCCCCTCTGATTTAAGTCCTGATTTGATAGAGCAGATTTACAAGGATATATCTCAACCAGCGAAAAAAGAATTTGGCAGAAAGTGGGTAGATTATGATTATAAAGAACCTAACAATCTTATCCAGAAATTTAAAAAGAACCTTTGGCAGTTTTCTTCTGCAAAGACCTTGGCAGAACTGGAAATGATAAACAGTCTTATTTTAGATAAAAACGGAAGAATTAAGCCCGAATATCAGTTTAAGCAAGACCTGCAGAAAATGAATTTTCAGTTTAATAGAAATTATCTTAATGCCGAGTACCAAACAGCCAAGCGTGGAGCCCAAATGTCTCACTTATGGACAAAATTTCAAGAACAGAGAGAATATTACCCCAACCTTGTTTATAGAACCGTAGGGGACAGCAGGGTTCGTCCAGAGCATGAAGCACTTAACGGAATAGTAAAGCCCATAGATGACCCATTTTGGAAAACTTACTATCCGCCGAATGGCTGGCGGTGTAGATGTACCGTAATGAATACCGCAGAAAAGGTTTCACAGGGAGAATTTGAAGACGAAAGTGTACTGCCTGAATTTAGAGGAAATGTTGCTGTAGATGAAGAAATTTTTACCTCTAAAGGCTCTTTTTTCAAACTGCTTAATAAAGACCACAAAGCCAAAATAAATGCCGAACTGATGAAATACAACATGCCTATGGACACCGCTTATCATGGAAAACATAAGAAAAAGGTATTCGTCAGTCCTTTTGCTGATGAAAATGACTTGGTAAACAATGTAGAAACCGCCATGGTTATTGTCGATAAATTAAAAACGGATGTGAAAATTAGGGCGCATATTGATAGTAATATTGTAAAAGGACACAAAAACCCAGAATATGAAATAAACGGAAAAATTGCTGACCGAAAAGAAGTGTCATCATACACTAGTATTAAAAGTAATTTAGAAACAGCTAAAAAACAAGGAAACCATAGTATTGTATATGATGTTACTAATTTTAAGGATTGGAAAGCGAATGAAATTACTAAAAATTTAAAAGGCAAAATAATGAATTTTAAGGATAAAGACTGGTTACACGAAATCTATTTTGTCAATGGAAACAAGGCTATTTCCTTTACAAAAGATGAATTATTAGACGATTATATTTCCATTATTAAAAAATTGGAAAGTCTAAAATCAACAAATCCCTAACCAAAGTCAGGGATTTGTTGTGGTAGCGGTAGGAGATTTCTCGCCTCCCGCAATGCAAATATACAAAAGTTTTTAAAATGCAAATAAATAACCTTTAAATTTTATTTAAAGATGTCTAAAAATGATTTTAAAGTACCTGATTTCAAGAAATTAGCAAAGGAAATTACCGAAGCTATTTATATTGTTTCAGAGGTAGAAGCCATAGCCTTTTTTAGAAGCTCTTTTGATAAAGGTGGATTCACTGACAGGAATTTCCAAAAATGGGATGATAGAGTTTCTCCAGATTACAGACCAGGAGGAAAACTGCTCAATGCTACAGGATTTCTTAAAGACAGTATAGAAACAGCCGATAAAGGCAGTAATTATATTACCTTCGGTTCCTACGCTCCTTATGCTAAAATCCATAATGAGGGCGGAATAATTCATGTCCCTGTTACTCAAAGAATGAGAAAATATTTCTGGGCAATGTTTAAAAAAACAAATGATAATAAATGGAAATACATGGCTCTTACCAAGAAAGACAGTATTACCTTAAAATTTCCTCAAAGAAAGTTTATGGGGGAAAGTGCTGCACTGATGTCTAACTTAGACAAAGAACTGAAAAGAATAATATTTGAAAAATTCAAAAAAATGCCTAATCAATAATTATGGAAAACTGGACAAACCTTTATAAAGAACTGACAGAAATTTTACAGGATAAAATGCCGGAAATTCTCTGGATAGACCTTTGGCACAATCAGGTGAATTTCCTGCAAGATGAACATCCATTTAGAACCCCTGCCGTATTTCTTTCTTTTAGAACATTAGGAACGCAGGATTTGGGGATGTTGCAGCAAGAAATCAATTTACAGGTAGATTTTTATCTATTTTACGAAACCTTTGCTGATACCTATAATGGAGCCTTCAATCAAGAATCAGCATTAGAATTTTTACACTCAATGGATGAACTACATACCACCTTTCATGGATTGAGCGGTAAGAATTTTTCAGCCATGAGAAGAATTGGTTTTGCTCCAGAAGATACAGGAGGTGCTGGAAATCTGTACCGAATTTCTTTCAGCTGTATTATGCAGGATACAGGAGCAATGAAAGAAATGGAGGAAAGAGTAGTGACAGCACAATTGGTAAATGATATGGGAGACAACGAATTTGTTATAATCCCTTAAACCCTGTTAAACACTATATTCTCTATTGTCTTTTCAGATTTGAAAAAACGATGTGCTAATTCCGCTAAAATACGCTCCGTACTGTACTTGGGCTTTCCGTACTCCATAATCTCCGAAAGACGGCGGTATTCTGTACGGACAGCTTCATAGTGGCGCTGTGTAGAAAGGCGTTTGGGTTGTTTTATCTTCTGCATAATGCAAAAATAAAAAAACGCCAATTCTTTTACAAATTGGCATTTTTGAATAAAAAGTAATAAGTATAATCGTCAGATTTTAGTATAAATAACTTTGCTTTCTTCTGTGGTTTTGGCTAAATCTTCTGTAACAGCTACCAGACTAAACATTCCCTTTATCATTACATCTGTCCAGCCTTCCCCATAAAACTTTATTTCTCTTAAAATTTGATTGTGGTAGACTGCTAAAACATACCGCCCGCTGGGCTTTTTGGCTTCTATCTTATAAATACTTTCCATTTTACAATAGCTGTTGGTGTAACTGATTTCTGATGATTAAAAATGCGTTTTCTTCATAACTTCCAGAGGCAACCTGCCAATAAATAGAATATTCTGTAAGATAGCGGTAAAGAGCATCTGCAAAATAATACTTCATAGTAAAATTAAAAGGCTTTTTATTATTTCGTGAATTGATAGCCTTATGCAGGAGTTTTTCTCTAAGCTCTAAACAAATCGCTACGATGCTTTTCAAATGTTGCGGTTGTTCTTCAAAATTGATGTTATCAAGTTCCTGCATTAGAGAATTGATAACACATAGTTGATTGTAATCTACCTTAATTTTAATTGTATTTATCATATTAGTTCAAATTTTTATTTCTAATTGCCTTTCTCATCCAAGCTTTATTAAATGGTTTTTGTGATGATTTTTCGTTATTGTCTCTAAGTTTGCAGAGTTGCTGGTGTACTGCTTTCAATTCTTCTAGACTGCACAAAAAAAGTAATTTATGTACTGTACTTTTTGTCAGCATCCAAGTATTGAATTTATGCCAGTCATCCTGTATCATTCTGCCGTTTTTCTCTATCATTACAGGATAATGCAGACCTTCTTTGGTAGCAATAGACAAGATACAGCTTATCCAATATCTTTTTTCAGCTTCATTATCAATAAATTTAGCAGTATGTATTCTGTAAAGCTTATTGATTTCTTCCTGTGTAAGTTCATCTATAAGTGTAGTTCTAAAACCTGTAAATCCGCTGATTTCTATTGCTACATCAGATACAGAACGATTAGAAAAAAGCATTTTCAGTTCATTAAGTGTTGCCATTTTTCTTTATTTTTTATTATTATTTTCAAAATATTTCATTGATACATAGTGCATTAAAACACTTCCGACAACTGAGCCTACAAGATAAGTAAGCATCATATCTATACTGTCAAAATTCTGTACTACCTTTCTAATCACAAGGAGCCAGACTCCGTTACTCAGCACACTGGCAATAGTGTGATACATCAAGCTGCTGCTGTTTCTTGCCCTGCTCACAAGGGTAAAACTCGCATTCTGCAATACCACAAGGGCAAACATTTTTAGGATTTCCATTACTTTAATATTGTATTAAATTCAACATTTTTGGTATTATAGATATCTTCTAATATTTCTCTTATTGCATCTTCAAATGAGTCTGTTGCGAAATCTATAAACCCTCCTTTTCCATCATAAGCCGTTCCTTCATATCCTGTTAATGAACCTGCTCTAATAATTTCATATTCTTTTAATTCAAAACCTGCTGTATTTAATATCAGCTCAATAATTTGTTTCTTTGTCATTTTACACTTTAATTTTTTCTTAAAATTATCTTTTGTTCCGCCCGATGGCTCGAACATCGGTGCCTGCCTGTGCGGAAGGGTTTTGAGGATTACTCAGCATACATAGCTTTTACAGCAAACATACACGCCTCCTCTAATTTTGTCTGCGCAAGGGAAATAAGCCTTTGCTTTTCTCCACTTGCTGGAGCGGTGTTTTTATCGCCCCTCTGTTGTTCCAGCCCGTCTATGATTTCTGCGATACGCTTCCTTGTGGTCTCTACTATCATCGGCTCCATTTCTCTGTTTCTCAATCCACATCTTCTCTGTCCTATTGTCATTTTAAATTAGTTTTAAAGGTTATTTAAAGCGCTGAAAAATTAAGTGTTATTCCCTGCCATTTATTGTTTTTGTCTTTTTCGTAGGCTCTTACATATCGGGAAGTTCCTTCTACTACTTTGCATTTTTCCAACTTATCAAATTCTTCTAAAATCTCTTGCGGATTGTCTAGTTTTTCTGCCTCTTTTCTAGCTTTGGTCAAGAGTTGAGGGTCGTAATCTCCTGCACTATTTTTCACTAAAATACTTTCTACAAAACCAAATAATTTAGGGTTGGTATCCTTAAATTCCTGTTTGATAATCTCTTTTATTTTATCAATATGCACTATTGCCTCATTGTTAAATCCAAGTTTATCAGCATATTCCAAAACTACTTTCTGTTTACCATCTCTTGTTTTGTAAGTGATTGTTTTGCTTTCTTTTGGTTCGCTTCCTAAACTTTCATACATTCTTTTTTGATTATTCAGAATAGCCTCTATTTGTAAGTCTTTCCAAATCCGCAAATCCTCACTTTTCTGGCGGTATTCTCCAACAATGGCATTTACCAGTAAATCAGTTTCTTTGTCGATTTCTTCCTTTCGGGCTTGTTCCGCCTCAAATTCTTCTTTCTTCTTGTGTGCCATTACCTGCTTTAACTCTGTGCTGGAAAGTTCTGTAATGGGCTTTTTTAGTAATTCTTCTATCGTTGTCATAATCTTTTATTTTTTTTGTTCTAATTTCTTTTTTAAAGTTTTTGTATGGGTCTGATGTCTTGCAGCTCTGGAGCAGGATTGCTATCACTACGATTGCGAGCATTCTATAAATCATCGATATCATCATAATAAAGGGTTATCAATAGAATAGATATGAATGAAGTATAAGTAAGGGTAACTATTCCCCACATTATATCTTGTCGCCAGCAAACAGCACTTAACAAAAACCCTATTAAAGCGATTAAAAGAGTGCTTTCCTTTCTGAATATATCAAACAATTTCAAGATATAAACAGCGTGGGCTAATAATAAAATCATAAATGTTGTCATTTCTTTTATTTTTATAAATATTCTTGATTTAATACACTATTGATTGCTGTTTTAGTTACTTCGTAGTCTTTATACTTTTCAAAGGCTCTGTCAGCTAAATCTTCATCTTTTATGGTCGTTTTGAATTTTGCCATTCCTATATCCTCCAATCTTACCCAAATAGTGATAATTTCGCGTTCATCTTTAGGTTCTCTAGTTATCAATACTTGTCCTTTCGGTGTGTTGTGGATTATTGCAAAATCCTCATTCTGTTTTTTCATATCTCTTTATTTTTCTAGTAGTTCTTTTTGTTTTTCTAATAATTCATCCAGCTGGTGTTGTAACTCTTTCCATTCGGCAAGGCTTTCGGCATCTTCCATCCGTGCCTCGGTCTCTTTTATCATTGCCTCTATTTCTTCTAAATTCGGCTCAAATAGTTCTGTCATATCTTTTTGTTTTTAATTAAATTCCGTTTGTAGTGCATATCCAAATACTTTGGCGAGTTTATATTCGTGTTTGTGGTCTTCTGGCTGAAAATCCATCGGTACGAATAGTGTTCTTTGTTTCAAATCCAGTTTTGCAACTTTTTTCTGTCTTACTTTTCTGTGCAGATAGTACCGCTGGTTATTCTGTTTCTTGGTAAAACCTCTCATATCATCTGTTTAAATTGGTTAAATTTTTCTTGATACATCTTAGCATATTCCGCAGTGGAAAGTTCTCCTTTTTTACTTTTGAAAACCCAGTATCTGTGTGCGTCTTCATCTTCTCTCAAAAGGGAGAACCCTGGTACTTCCCAATCTAGCATTTTCAAAACAGCATCCATCTTGGTTATCTTATCCCTTATACTCTTTGGAAGCTCACTGAAATACCTTTCACTCATTCCTCCTTGATGTAGGTGTATTCTTTCTTGTAGGGAAAGGAATTTAAAACAGCTGTCCAATCTTAAAATGTTAATGAAATCTATATCTATCATAGTTCTAATGTTTTAAGTAGTTTATCTGTTATCGGTTCATTGGTTTTTTCAGCTTCTTTAAAGGCTTCTTTGATAATAATTTCTAAATCCCCAAAGTTTTTAATTCTGTTTTTAAGCCAGTTTTGAGCGTTTTTAGAGGTTATTCCCAAATCTTCACAAATGTTTTCTATATCATCTGTAATATCATTGTCAAACTTTTCCCGAAGATTGAAACGGCGGGCGGTCTGTCTGAAATTCTGTTTGTTTCTTTCATAGCCATTTTGAAGAATTTTGTTGATGTCCATTCCCACCAGCCCGAATGCCACTTTGTTTTCCAGCCCGTCAGCAAGGGCTTTTATAATGTTGATATATCCGCTTTTTTTCTCAATATGCTCGGCTTCATCTATGATAAGCAGGGCATTGTCACATTGCTTTGTCAGCTTTTTTATCACTTCTTTGATGATTGTTCCTGCTGTACCGATGGTAGATACATCCACTGCTTCTGCGATGTTTTTGGCAAATTCCTTAGAGTTCTCTATTGCAGAGCAGGTTACTATGTAGGTTTCTTTGGGATATTTCTTCTGGTATTCCCTGCATGCATGGGTTTTTCCTGCTCCTGTGTCACCATCTATGGTAAATCTCAGCTTCTCAGTTCTTGCAGATTTTATCCTGTTGATGCTCTGCTTGAAATTGTAAGTATTAAAATGTCTCCATACTTCTTGTTTTAGAGGGTATTGGATAGCCTCACACAGCATTAGATAGTATTTGTCCTTGATTTCAGAACCTCCATTTTTATTGGAAACTATCATTTTTCCTTGCGCTATGTGATTCAGATAAGAAGCACCCACACCACTTACACGGCTGATGTCTGCCTGTGTATGTCCTGTTTCCTCCATATATCTTCGGAGAGCTTCAGGAATTTCCGTAGTTTTTTGGTATTCATTTAGTATCATATCTATAATTGTTTAGTTAAAATTCAAAATCTCTATCTGCTTTTATTTTTTTGAGGCTTTTCTTACTTTTAGCCTTCTGCTGGCTGTTTTCCGCCTCTATCATTTTTTCATTGTAGCTTTCCTTGCTTCCCCCAGCTTTCATCTGGTGTTCATACGGAAGCTCGCTCCATATATCTGTTAAATTGCTTAGGAACTCATCTGTTGCATATTCCATCTGCTCTTTTCGTTTTTTATGGTGTCCCAGAGCTTTTAGGCTTTCTTCATCCGCCTCCGCATGAGAAGAAGACGCTAAAACAGCAGGTGGACAGCTCATAATGAATTTGTCATCCAGTGTATAGAGGTCTGCCATTTCTTCTGTCCATACTATCTTTACAGAGGCATTTTTCTTATATCCTGTTGCTTTGGCTATCATTTCTCCGCCATCTCCCCAATAGTCAGGAATTTCAAACAAGTAGGATTCCCTATATTCATAGCCTTTGGTTTTTTCTACTTTCACAAATCCCCGCATATAGCTTATATCTGCTTGGGTATGGTTGCCATATATCCTTCTGATTATTCGGCTGTCTATATCTGCACACTTCGGGTTTTTATGCTCAAAGCGTTCATTAGGCGTACTTCCGTCTCGTAGTTTTCCCGCATTCCATCTCTCCACAATTTCCGAAAACTGCTCTATGGCTTCTTCATAAGTGGGCAAATCTTTTACATTGAAATAGTCCGGATTAGACCGTCCCTCTATTCCTGCGTCCCAAGAGGTGGAACCATAGTTAGAAAGTCCCTTTAAAGACTGTTTAAATAATCTAAATTCTGTTTCCGCTGGGTTGGCTTGTGAGTTACCTGCTTCTATCGTTCTTACTTTGTTAAAGACCATTCCCAAAAAGGCTTCACTATTGCTGTCAGTAAAGGCTCCGTGGTTATCACTGATGAACTCAAACATCGTTTGATAGTTACAGTTTTTTACTGCCATTTTTACCGCCTCTCTTACCATTTCGGGGGTTTCCTTGTGTGAGCCTTTCTCTGCTACAGACCAGCCTACTATTTTTCTGCTGGCTACATCAGAAATCAGCATCACATACAGCTTCATGGTTTTTAGTTCGTTTTTCTTACCATAATATTTGTAGTTGATGGTTCCCGAACCATCTCCAGCAAATAATGAATGCGAATACTGCAGTTTTTTCTGTGGCACATAGGTCAAAAACTGCTTTCTGAAGTAGTCTTTGCCGTGTCTCTCTTTGGCCATCAGCATATGTTTATGAAATCTCGTCAGATGGTCAAAGAATGTTCGGTAAGCAATAGGCTCAAAGCCAAATTCTCTTATTGCCTCACTGTAGATATTCACATAAAGCTGTCTTATCGCTTCCTTACTGCTCCCAAAAGGATTCATATAAGCATTATACATGATGGCTTCGTGAGCATCAAACTTAAAAATCTCGCCTGTTTCCGTATCTACCAATGGATATTTGCCTACCTTTCGGGCGTTGTCATTGTCATATCGCTCATTGATAAGGTAATCCCTCTGGCTGAGCAGGTCTGCTGGGAAATTCTCCGTTTTTCTTCTTAAATAGGCTGAATTATTCACTTTCAATCCCTCCAGCTGCATTTCCGCTAAAATATCCGTGCAGACAGCCAAAAAATCCTGTTTCCTTAGCAGTCCCAAGTTTTTATAACCGCCGTTTTCATAATTTTCTTTGATATAAGAAATCCACGCCTTAGCCTTGGCTAATTCTTTGGCTTTCTTAGGATTAAACAGCACAGGTGCGTCGTATTCATAGTATCTGGCATCATCCAGATTTACCATTGCCTTTACCTGCTGTTTTATCATATCTTTTATATTTTCACTCAAAGCCTTTTTAGAGGTGTTTTCAAGCCCCTTTAAAGCCCCTTTCAGTTCCTCCGCTGTCCCAAACATAGAGCGGTAGTGCTTCGGTGCTCTATCTGGGATATTGTCCAGACAGTAGTAGAAGCCGTTGCCTGTCCTTGCCCAGCGCCACGCCTTACCGCTGTCGGGCAGAAACTCCTTGCTCTTTGCCAGGTCACAGGAACGGACGCTTTTTTTGTAGCGAACTTTGGATAATCTTAAATATTCATCATCAATCCCGCAGACTTCCATCACGAGGCGCTGGGAGAGCCAGAGCGTCTCCGTGCCGTCGGTTTTTCGTATGATAATGTCTGTGGGTTGTAAGTTCATTTTATTTAATTTGAAAATGTTTTTTTTGTTCCCGCTGGGGACCCGAACCCCAGTGTATGCCCTTCGGGAGAAAATCACTAAATTTGTGGTCTCAAACAAAAATTATAGTGATATGGCTTTTTATAAAATTAATCTAACATATTTATTTTATTATATAATCATTAAAAACAAAATATTTTAAAATTTAAAATATTAACTTCAGAAATAACTAAATATTATTTACTTAACAATAATTTGAGCCAAAAAATAGCCCAGCGAAGTAAAAATAATTACAAATAAAACAATCAATGCGAGAGAGATAATTACCCTCTTATTATAAAACACAGACTGCCAACTGTTCAAAATACCTAGCTCTTTCAACAATTCGGTTTCTAATTCATTGCGAATTTGTTTACGTATTCTTTTTTCCTCCGCTTGACGCTCACGTAACATACGATAAGCCAGTTCATGCTGTTTTCGGTGTTCGAAAGCTATTCGCTCCTGCCATTCAATACGCTTTCGATAAATATAGGCTTCAGTCGCAGTCCGCAAATGTAATTGACATGTCGGACACTGTGTTGTATCAGGATCTTCAAAAATGGTAAAGCACACAGGACACTGGGGAACAGGAGAAGAAGCATTATCAACGTGAACGTTGTTATCTTCATCGGGCATTAATTCCAACGAAACACGGATAATGACATCCAAACCCAAATAACCAAAGTAATGTTGGGCATTCAGCCGCTCTTCATTAGTGCATCGCTCGACCATCAGAGCTTGTCTATTTTCCTCCAATGCCAAAATAACTTCTTCAGCCTCTTCTGAGGATAAATTTTGTCTGATATTTTCATTTACTTGGTCTTGGTTAATGCCTGGGGGATAGGAAATATAGACATCAAAATATTGTTGTAATGGTTGCTGCTTTTTCATTCGCGCAT